ATCGCTTCGGCGATGGTCTCAAGTTCTATGAGATGTGCAACAGCGCGAGCGGCGTGCTTGCTGCGCTTGCTCATCTGCTGCGGCAGTCCGACGACCCGGTGTCTAAACACGACATCGTTGGCTCGTGGGCTAACTGCCGCGTCACACTCGTTGGTGACTACGACTCGTCTAAGCTCTACGAGACTGTCATGGACGAGTTCAAGGATGTCTCGTTCGACGTCTTCCGTGCCATGGTTGACGACAAGACTACGCGAGACACACTCGACACCGCTACTCGATGGCGGCGACGCGAGGATCTCGGCAACCTATCGTCCGATCCCGACGAGCGTGACTTCTATCGGGAGGTGTTCGGTGAGCCAAAAGTTTAACTGGAAGGCGGCCATTCTGAAGGATGGCACCGTCGGCTGGCAAACGCTTAATGGTGGGTGGTCGTCGAAGGAGCACCCGTTCCTCGACACACCGATGCGCAAAGGTCACCGCAGGTATTCGTTAGATGCGCCGATGTTCTTCTGGCCAGAGGGCATCATTCGTTATCGGTATCTAAGAGGAACCGAATCGTTCTTTGAGTTTTGTAGACAAGACGCCGACAAGTTCGTCGGACCTTTTCCAACCATGCAGCGGGCGCAGCTTGCGTTCGAAGACCCAGAACAAGGAGACTACAATGGGTAAGATTGATAGCAGTAACATGAAAGACTACGCCAGTTGGTGTCAGCACGTATCTCAAGACAGTGACCAGCCGATTCGCATGGAGCTAGCCCGCATGTCGGGTCCGCTTTGGGAGAAGCAGTGCAAGGTCGAGTTGAAGGTGGGTTCGATTCAGTTCCTGTCTCTTTACCTCGCCCTTGACGAGCTTGCCGACATCGAGATGATGTTGAAGCAAGCCCGTGAGTTCTCATTCCCCGAAGCCGTTCCCGCCGATGCCTGACCACGACGATCAGGGGCACTACGCAGTTGCCTACCTAATCATCGCGCTCATTTTCTGCGCTGGTTTATACGTCGGCTATCTTTGCCGCTAACGAACACAGTTGTTGGCTGATGCAGGTGCTCCGCCTTGCTTGACCGGAAGGCGTTGAGCGCTTCTTCCCTACATCCCCTCCCGCATCACCCGGCAACCGTAGACCGCTACGTCACTGCGGTGCCCTGGGCATGGCTGTCTGCCCGTTTAACATTCACACGCTACCCGCCTGCGTTATGTGCGGGGCGGCACGGACCTTAGTGGTGAAGACGTTGCCAGTAGAACCGCAGACCCGTGAGATTCGGGTCATCCTTACAGCGGGCATTCGACCTATTCGGTTGACGCAAGTTGGTAGTTCGGCGCGCCTTGCGTAGGGATACGGCAAAAACCAGTTTCACTACGCAAGAACGCACCCGTCTGCTACAATGAGGCGCGTGCGGAATGCTGTTTTCCGCCTGTTTCATTGTAACTGTCTTGGGCGTCTTGGTTTACGACGTCTGAATACGTCGAAAGGTCGCTGATATATGAGCTACAACCATCGAGGAAGGGTAGAGCGCAACCACCGTTTGGAGATCAGGCTGTCTACTCCAGAGCACGAGCGTCTAAACTGGGCTTGCACCCACACAGATCGACCCGCCAGCCAGCTAGTCCGGTCGGCGTTGGCTACCTACATCGACCACCTCGCAAGCCATGACTCATCGGCAAAGCCTTCGTTCAGTAGTGCGTCTGCTGAACCTCCTGGCGACGCCAACTGACGGGCGAAAGGTTCGAGTAAGGGTGGTCAAGCGGATGCCCGCTGACCGCATCGGCGACTGCTCACAACACAAAGACCACTACCTGATTCGTTTAGACGCCAAGGTGGTGGACGAACAACCCGACGCAACGTGGCTCCTACTTGCTCACGAGTGGGGGCACGCGCTAGCGTGGGAAAATTGCACACACAGTCACGGGGAAGCGTGGGGAATGGCCCTCGCTCGGGCGTGGCGTATCATTAGCGGCGAGCTATCGCCAGGAGATTTAGAGTGAGATGGACTGAGTTGTCCGAGTCGGGATACTGGGTGTTCCCGACCAAGAACAGACAGAAGTTTCCTACACAGTTTAACGGGCGCAAGTGGGACGCACTCATCAAGGAAGGCGAGCACGAACTAGCGCACGCCTACTTGTGCAAGGAGGAGGGGACGGGCGCTGCCCTATGCCCGCAACCCGGTGACCCGGTGCCGCTGCTTATCCTAGACTTGGATACCTACGGCAGCGAGTTCGACGAGGTGTGGTCAAAGGTTTCTCCCGACCGCGCGGTGCCGGACAAGACCTGCGTGGTGCGCTCGCCTTCGGGCGGCTATCACGTTTGGTTTCGTCTACCTCCAGACGTCATCGCGTCTCGGCTACCCGCGACCATCGACTTCGGTAACGGGGTTGCTGGTGAGGTGCGCGTATCGTCTAAGTCTTGCCGGTTGATCATGCTGCCCGGTTCACTTGTCACCAACAAGCACGGCAAGGCGGCTAAGTATGAGGTGATGATGGGCAAGCTCGACCCGAACGAGCTACCCTACCCACCGGAGACACTGGCCGCACGGCTAGTGGCGCGTCCCAACCAGGGCAAGCAGACTGAGGTGGGCGGCAAACCCACCGAGGCCATGCACCTGCTGGAGATGCTAGACATGATTGACGAGGTGCCGGAGGGCAACCGCAACAACGTGATCGCCCGCATCGGGCAGGTCTTGGGCCGTTTACACCCCGGCAAGGGGGTCGATCCCGAGTTGGTCAACGTTGCCTGGGAGAAGCTGTCGCCCAAGCTTGGAGCATTTAAACAGACCGAGTTCCGGGTGGCGATGAACTCCGGGTGGACGACGGGCAGCCGCAACGGCGAGAAGTATCAGGCTCGTGAGAAGAACCCTACGATCACGGACATCAAAGCCGAGTGCGAAAGCGTGTTCGGTCACACGCCGTGGATGGTCGAGGTGTTTGACTCGGCGGGCAAGATGAAGGAGACGCTTGTTGGGTTCGGTGGTTCGGCCAAGCGGAGACACGAGGCCACCAAGGTAGCCGGACTGACCGATGTGCGTCATGTGCTGCCGACGTTGACGCGCTTGTCTAGCGCACCGATGGACACCGTGTCCCGCAGCCCGCTGTTTATTCAGCCTGGTTGGGGCAAGGCGTTGGACTTTATGATGCAAGTTGAGAAGGGCGTCGATCACCTTGGCGTGCCTGTCGAAGACCGCTTCTGGGAATTGCTGGATGAGTGGGCACGCATTGCAGCGGGCGACCTCATCTTCCTTGAGGGGTGGACAGAGAAGCGACCGCAAGGGGCGATCACACCGTTCATCGTTTGGCCGCTCGACAGCGCACCACCTGCGCTAGTGCTGCCGCCGATGATTCAGGAGTCGCTGCTAACTAGGCTTGGTGACATCCCGATGGCGCGCAAGATGAAGAAGCAATACTTGCTCGACAAGACGCTAGTGGGTATGCGTAGCGGGAGCCGAGTTTGGTGCTGTCCTATCGGGCAGCTTCCCATCTCATCACAAGAATACATTGGAGCGCAGTATGAGTTGTTCGTCCGACAGCGATCCGAAGATTAGACTCACTGCGTTTGACGGCCCGCCTGGGACGGGCAAGACGAGACGCATCGTGCAAGAAGCGTCTGCGTTTGCGAGAGACAAGCGCATTGCGGTAGTGACCTACACCAAGGACGCAGCCGCCATCGTTAAACAACGTGCGCCGAACATCGTGTCGGGCACGGTCTACTCACTGACATGGCCTTACGTGAAGGACTACGCCAAGACTAAGACTGGCGTGGCCCGTCACGCGGCCAGCTACCAGCAGCGCAAGATCCACCACCTGTTCGATCCCGCGCTAGAACAATACAAGGCGGACGCACCCAGTGCCAAACCACCGCACCGCTTGGACGAAGCCGCCCGTCGTTTACACGGGTGGGCTGGGGGCGATCCGCCGTTTAACCTGGAGGAGAGCAAGGCTGAAGCTCAGCTAAAGTTCCTACTACCTATGGCTAGGTGGCTAGAGGTGGGGGCGCCTGTGCCAGACGAGGAGAAGTTCGACATGCTGATGATCGACGAGTCGCAAGACATGTCGTGGGTCGAGCTACGTGCAGCGCTGGCACTAGTGCATGAAGGTGGCGAGGTGTGGGCGTTTGGCGACCCTGGTCAGGCGGTGTTCGGGACGCCGAAGGGCATGACCGGCACCAAGCTGCCGCCAGTATGGGAGCGCGCCGACCAACGCACCGTGATGAGCAAGGGCTACCGAGTGGGTAACCCTGTTGCGGGAGTCGCGGCCAAGGCGTTGAAGTCTTGGTATGACCGTCCGGCGCACACGTTCGCCGCCGAGCACGGCACGAAGTTAAACGTGTGGGACTGCGAGCACGCGCCAAGAACGGGGCTAGTCATGGGCTACTCCCGAGCCAGCGTTGCCAAGGCGTTCATTAAGTGGGGGCTGCGGCAGACTGGTGTGGTGCCAAAGGTTGCCGAGGCCGACCACGAGCTTGTGTTGTCCACTGGGCACGCAGCTAAAGGCGCTGAAGCTAACGACGTTTACTTGCTGCCGTGGTCGCGTGTCGCCATGGAAAGGTTGGAGCAGAAAGACCCGGCGACACTGCGCCTACTTTACGTGATGCTGACCCGAGGACGTAAGCGGGTGCATGTGCCTAGAACACTAAGAGCGAGGTTATTGTAATGAGAAACATTAACGAGTGGCTGCGTCGAGCTTACCAACGGGTGGCTAATCAGCGGCCCAAGGACAAGGTGGACCCAGGCTACGCTGCGATACCCGCAGCAGCACAAGTGCGTAACGGTTTAAGCGGTCGCGCCTGCTTTGCTCCGTGCCTGCACCGACGCATGGGCTACGTGGTGCATGTCTCCGTGAACCACATGTCGCTGTTTAACTACCGAACGCTGACTAAAGAGCGTTCGAGGTGGATGGAGGATGCGTGGCTCCGAGGCGTCACATGGTCACCACTTCTTGTGGAGGCTGTTGTTGAAGACGGTCGGTGGGTGGTCAACCACATCGACGACTTCGACGTCATCCTGTTCCTTAAGGGCAAGCAAGATGTGGCGGTGCTTCAGGTGGTGGAGCCGGGACGTAAGGCTGGGAGCGAGGCGGATCTCGCGCTGCTGCGTAGCGGCTTGTTCCTGCGTGACGGGGAACGCTGCCCCATTCTACATGCGAGGGTGGTTCTATGATTCACCGACTACCTCGCCATCAACTTATAGAGCTACTCGAATCCGCTGACCCTGATCAGCAGTGGGTGCTCGACACGGAGACCAACGGGCTAGACGTTGTCGGCCACGACGCTCCGCACTACGCATGGTGGATAGGGTTAAGCCCACTTGGCTCGCCCAATGTGTTCATCATCTCCGGCGACGAATACTCGAACTGGGGGTTGGAGGAGTGGTTCATGCGACTACACCTCATCGGCCACAACCTCCGGTTCGACCTACACGCTATGGACTTGGTTCCCCAAGCTCCTTGGCAAGACACGATGGCTGCCGCTTACTTCGGACACACCGGGGGCAAGCGGTCCATGGACCACATCGCCCGTGTAAACGGGTGGGATAACATACAGACACCGGAGCTACTCAAGCAGGGCAAGATCGGGCAGGTTCCCGAGGAGCAACTGTTCGAGTATCTCGCCAATGACTGCGTCGTCACGAGCAAGATGGCCAAGCGGTTCCAGATGGACGCTGCATCGTTCGACTACCGTGTCGAGCAAGCGGTCTACGAGATGGAGCGGCGAGGCATTCGATTGCTGGACGACAAGCTCGACGAGGTGAGGCAGCAGCTTGAGGCCATGATTGACGAGCGTTTAACTGCGCTTAGGTCGGAAGGCTTGGACGGCAACCCTGACTCTCCGATGCAGGTAGCGCAGTGGCTGCTGGACTGCGGGCGCCGCCTGCCGCTGACGGCAACGGGCAAGCCGAGCACCTCGAAGCTGGCACTGCAACGACTGGCCGACGACGGCGACGACCTTGCGGATGCGGTCATCCAGTATCGCAAGACTACCAAGCTGAAGTCCGCGTTCATCGAGCCGCTCCCGGCGATGACGCAGGACGGCATCCTCTACCCGAGGACGAACACGACGCGCACCAGGACCGGCAGGTTCTCTTGCGACACGCCTAACCTACAGCAGATCCCGAAGCGTGGCCCGCTGGGCAAGGCGCTGCGTGGCTGCATGACGTCGCCGGAAAACAACGGCGTGATTACCTGTGACTTCTCGCAGGTGGAGCTACGGGTTGCGGCGGCGTTCGCCGATGAGCCCGTGCTGCTAGAGGCATTCGAGCAGGGCCGCTGTCCACACACCGAAGTCGCGGCCAAGATGATGGGGACGACGATCGAGAGCGTCACCCCCGAGTCTCGGTTCAAGGCTAAGGCTGTCAACTTCGGAATCCTCAATGGGATGGGGGCGAAGAGGTTGGCGTTTGAGCTTAAGTCTGACAAGGGGACGGCGGCCCGGTTCCTTAACGACTACAAGCGCAACCTCCCCCGTCTAAACGACTGGATGGAAGGGGTGTGGCGAGAGGCGGAGGAGTTCCGAGTGGCCAAGACCGTGGCCGGTCGCACCCGCATCTTCACCTCGAACGAGGAGACGCGGCCCGCCGTGTCCGTCATCGTGCAGGGGTCAGCGGCGGAGTTGATCCGGCACGCGCTGGTCGCTGTGCATGACGCAGGGCTGGAGCCACTGCTCACCGTTCACGACGAGATTATCGTCGGGGGCAACGACCCGGCCAAGGCGGAAAAGCTACGGCAGGCTATGGAAGGCGCGGCGAACTCGGCGTATCCTGACGCCTTCGGCGCTGTGAAGTTCCTAGCCGAAGCAACGCTTGGCCAAACTTGGGGCGATGCCTGACCAAGAATCCATTGTAAACCTCATCGACCGACGCATCCGCGAGGTGCTGTCGGAGATGGGAGACCGTCCACCGAGGGATAAGGAAGCCCTTGCTGGGACCGTAGAGAAGCTGCTCAAGGCGAAGCCCTTGGCTGCCGATCACGGTCTTAATTTACTCGAAGTCCTTAGAAACCTAGAACGTGGCCCGAAGCCACTAGAGGAAACCGACACATGAGTTCCGATAACTTTGATCCCGATCGACTGCTGAACGCGACGATCACCGAAGCTGAATACGAGGGCAAGAAGGCCCTCACGCCGGAGGGTTCTTACCCTTCCTGCACCATCACCGATGTGCGTGCTTTCGAGCCGCACGAGAAGGCCAAGGAGAAGGGCGTCGAAGCGCGCTTCTTGGTGGTCTTCGACTGCCCGACCTTCGACGGCGACCTCTCGACGTTCATCAACTACAAGCGCCCGCTCAACGCGAAGGCGACTTACACCAAGTTGATGAAGGCCGTGTGGCCCGACAAGAAGGTGGCGCTTACTAAGACCCCTCGCGATCTCATCGGCGAGAAGGTCAGCGTGAGCGTCTTCCACGAGGACGGAGACTTTGGCGAGTGGGCTGAGTTCCGCTTTACGCCCGCTCGTTAGGACGAGTGAGAGAGGACCGCCCTGGGGGCAGGCGTTAAACGCCCCCACCTCATTATGGTAGAACAAGAGTTCAGCGAAGCCGTGCATGTAGGAGGCGTCAGCTTCATCTACTTTCCCGGTGATTGTGGTGGGCGAATGATCCCCACAGCGCACATCAAGTCCATCGTTCCAGACTTCAAGGGGTCAGGGTCGATGGTGTTTCTTACTGATTCAGACAAAGCAGTAAAAGTTCAACAGAGTCCAAAGGAGATTGCAGATGACCTCATCGAAGCCACGACTTCCCAAGCCGACTGAGCCTTACCCAGACTGGTCGCGCTTCCTCAAGGCCGTGTGGCTGCACGGTATGGATGTCGCCAACAGCGACCCCGTGCTAATCGGCAAGCACGTAGACGACGCCGCAGACAGCATCAAGAACTCCATGCTGGAGCGCAACGAAGCGCAGCGTGTGCGTCCTTCGTCGTTCTTGGCGTGCGCTCGCCAGACCTACTACGCCTCGTCTGGCATCAAGGGCGGCGACATGCCGGGTAACATCGGCACGACGTTCGCGGTCGGTCACCTGCTGCACGAGCTTAGCTACGCTGCGGTCAAGGCGGCCATCCCTAAGGGTTTCGTTGTCGAGACTGAGAAGAGTGTCGGTATGCCTGAGTGGTGGCCGTCGGACTACGACCGCTTCAACCAAGAAGGCCACGTTGACATGTTCATCAAGCTCCACGACGAGGACTTGGCCAGCGGCTACCTGCCTGACAACGCACCCAAGTCTATGCTCGTAGACTTCAAGACCATGGGAGGCTTCTCGTTCAAGAAGCACGGCAAGACGATCTGGGGTGAAGACCCGGACGGCTTCGGCTACCTCGCGCAGCTTGCTGTCTACGCCGACTCGCTGGGCGTGCTCGATACTGGTGCAATCATCGCGGGCATCAACCGCGACTCGTTGACGCAGCCGTTGCTGCCTCGCTTCATTACCCCCGCCGCACTAACCGCTGAGCGTGACCGTGTGCGGGTTGCCGTTGAGATGGCCCTAGAAGGGTCTGACCCAGGAGAGGAGTTCCTAATTCGCCATGACCAAGACGCCAACTTCTACTGCGGACGAGCAGGAAAGCCAGGATACTGCCCATTCCGAGAACCCTGCCGAGCAAACCCCACCCGATAGTATGCCCGACCTTGGCGCTATCTTGTCGCGCATGACGACTCCCGAGCTTATTAAAGTGGGCCTCGTCACCATGGCCATCTTGCATGAGCGCGCCGATGGATCAGGTCAATAAGCCGCAGCACTACACTTCAGGGGACATTGAAACGATCGACGCTATCGAGGCGTCGATGTCCCCTGAAGGCTTCGCCGACTACTTGAAGGGCAACACCATCAAGTATCTCTGGCGCTACCAGCACAAGGGCAAGCCCGAGCAAGACCTGCGCAAGGCCCGCTGGTATCTCGACCGTTTAATCAAACGAGTCAGTTCCGCTAACGAGTTCTAGCGGCAACGCGCGTCGCGCGAAAGCTCGCGTAGCTCCTTAAGGTAGCCAGTCGCACGCGCGTGTAAACGATCGATCTCGCGGTAGACGTCCCGATAGGCCCCTGTCCTGGTCGTGTTGAACAGCACCTGACCGTAGGTTGCACCGTCGGGATTGGTAGTCACGCGCTCGAACAGGTCAATCTCGATCTCGCGCAACAGCGTGAACTCCTTGTGCCGCGCGAACGCCAGCGCAGTCGTGTTAAGCATGACCTCCGGGTCGGAAGCGTCTAGCTCAAACTGCTCGGCGTAGAACTTAGCCAACTCCAGCGTCGTCTTCTGCACCAGGGCCAATCCCTCGATGGAACCGAAGCGCGCCACCGCCATGTCCTCGATGGAGTCGAGCTTCTCCAAGCCCTTAGCTCCCTGCTTGTGTTGCCGTTGTTCCATTGTAGGTGTTTCGTTGCTGCTCCTGAACGCGCAGAGCTAGCTCAAACGATGGTAGCAGAACGCAGTCTACATGTGTGTAGCCCATCATCCTGGCTGCCGTGACTCGATTGGTGCCCCCGTAGACTACGTTGACTACAGGGTCCGGGGGCAGCGAGGCTGGCCTCCCATTTAAACTCTCTAGTTCGCGGGCCAAGTCTTCGCGTGGACCTCGCACTACAACGATAGGGTTCGCAAGCCCCTGCTCTCGAATGGAGTCCGCTACTCCACTAGCAAAGGTCGGGACGTCAC